GAGTAGATCCGGCAGTTGTGCAGGATGATCCGCTGGTTGGTCGCCACCCCGGTCTGTGAGTGGCAGAACAGGCCGCCCTGGTCGACCCGGCCACCGAAGTCGGTGGAGGCGTAGGTGCGGAGCTGGCAGTTACGGAACTCGATCACCTCATCGGTGTGCAGCCCGATCCCGGCCCCCGCCGCCTGGTAGGAGTACAGGGAGCAGTCGTCGAACACGACATCCTGCGACCCGAAGTCCATATGCACTCCGTAAGCCCTGCCGACCACATCTCCGGGGATGGTGTCGGGCACGTCATGGGTGGCGAGGAACGTGATGCCCTTGATGAGTCCGCGGGTCCGGATCTCTGCCGGGGGTGTGTTGTAGTTGCCGGTGTCGTCACGGACGAACACCTCGCGCCGGTTCACGCCGATGATGCTGATGTAGCGGAGGCGGTTCTGCGACCAGTCGCCAGTGAGGTTCGGCCAGCCGACCATCGAGAAACGGGCGTAGGTGCCGGGGTGCACGAGGATCGTGACCGGGTTAGCCGCCGTGTCGTTGGCGTTGTCGACCGCCGCCTGAATCGTCGAGTAGTCGCAGCCCGATTTGCCCACGGTTAGTATGCCGGCAGACCGTCCGGGACGGACGTACGCCGAGGTCGCAACGACCTTCAGGTAGTAGAGCCAGGTCCCCGATGTCAACCCCGTCATGGCGAGTGTCGTCGAGGCCTTGTCCGTCGTGTACCACAACGGCACTGAGCCGCCATCAGTCAGCAGCGTGCCGACTGTCGAGGAGGACGACTTGAACCCGAGGTAGTACTCCCCGCCATCGGTTTGCCAGCCGAGCACGTGCGTGTAGGCGCCCGGTGCGGTCATGTTCGTGCGGGTCGTCGTCTGCACACGGGTGAGCGTTCCGGCAACGTTCTTCCACAGTTCGATGTCGAGGTTGCCCATCGCGAACTTGGCGTAGAAGCCGAGCGACTCGATGGTCGACCACTGCGGCAGCTGGGTGGCAATGATCCAGCGTCGATCGGTCGTCCCGACTGAGCCGCCGATGGTTCCTACTGTGTTGTCCAAAACCGAGAACACCCTCCCGCCCTGGATCAGGGCGAGCAGGTCGTCGGCATAGAGGATCTGGTTGTTCGAGAGCGCCATGCGGTGGTCTTCCTAGTCTCTGAGTTCAGCGGGGAATAGGTGGTATCGGCTGTCGCCGAGCACCGATTCGCCCAACACGAACCGTGGGTCGGGTGCGGTGTTGAGCGTCTTCGTGAACACATCCACGCCTGCGGTCAGCGTGTAGCCCTCGCACGTCATCACGCCCGCCGTAACCTGCGCCGGGGTGTCCGTCAGGTAGACCCGGTCGCGGAGATCGATGGCCTGATAGGTGTCCGTGGAACCGGAGTCAACCGTCAGCAGATCCACGGTCAGGCTTGAGAGGCGAGGCCCGCTATACGTTTCCGCGTTCACAATCAGCCAGTCGGCATAGGCGGCCTGGTCGGTGGCGGTCAACAGGCCCGGCAAAGACATCGCCTGCCGAGGGAACGGGCTGCCCGGCATCGTGGCAACCGTCACATCATCCATCTGCACTTCGGTGTAGTGCGTACTTGAATCAGGTGCCCACGCCGGGGTGGAAACGTGATCCATCGCAATCGGGGCAGCCGCAGGACAGTAGGACAGATCAATCCACTTCGGCGTGCCGTCGCGGAGCGCCACAAACATGGCGCCCGCAGCCGACGCCAAGGAGGCGCCCATCGCCGCCGGATTGGAACCCTTCAACACGGGACGTTCCATGGTGCGGTTGTAAGTGGCGGTAGCCGGCAACGGATAGCCCGCCTCAGATGCCCCCCTGTTCAACCAGTCAAGGACCGGGCCCGAGCCGGCGGCTGCCAGCTTCGCGGATAGTTGGGAAAAGGTGGCCTCGCTCATGGTGCCGTTGATGATGGCGAAGTGCGCGATCTGGGTTCGGCCAGTGAAGGGCACAAGGTCGCCGGCCACGCCAAGGCTTAGCATTGCCCCGTTCATGGTTGCGGCCGAGTTGCGCGTGAATGTGCGCCCAGCCGGGAAGGGTGCATCGACAAGGCCGAGGGTGGTGATCGTGGTTGTCGTGACAGTCATCCCGAACAGGCTCGGCTTCCCAGGACCAAACCCCGTCCTTGGCCAGATCGCGTAGCCAGGGCCGGCCGGGCTGCCCGTCCACCACTGGTTCACATCCCACCCCGCTCCGGGGGAAGCGTATGCGGTGATGTTCGTATCACCGCTGACCATTCGGAACAGCGCGGAATCCACCGTGTTCGGGACGGTGTAGTCGTAGCCCTCGTTGTAATACATGCACAGGATGGTAAATCCGGTCGTGGATGTGGTCAGCCCAGCCAGCCCAGAGGGTGCCACCAATCCGGCGGTAGAAATCTCGGAGTATGTAGTGTCGTCCCATTCTCCCTGGAGGTGAACCATGGCGTCCGCCTCAAGCGAACCGGGGCCGTCAGCGCCGAACGTGATTAGGTCAGAAGTGGCGCGCGCCCCGGCAATGATCGTCGGGGTGAGGGCCATTCCACCATTAGCCTCAGCGGCCGACGTAGAACCATCGGCATCGTTCAGTTTCCACCAGTACAGCGGAGACAGCGACCCGATCAGTGCATCGGCCCACGACCGCACATTCGGACTCATCGTCATCATGCCAAGCAGGTCCGTGCACGTCACGGCCGTATGAGAGTTAGCGCCCGTGTTGTCGTCCCACGTCGTCTCGGCGTTGCTCATGTACCCGGTGAACTCGCGCACGCCGTTGATCGTGACCCGCACCTGAATCCACAGCTTGAAGTTCGGACTGTAGGCGCCGGACGTGTTGGCGAGAGTGAAACGGCCATCATCATTCACCAGGGAGAAGGCGCACGTGCCGGCGGTGACGTCGGACTGCTCATTGTCGCGGCCGCGCTTGATCGACACGGGCGCATCGCCCAGATCACACCAGACGGACACGTCAGTCCAGACGCCACCGAGGAACAGTTCGACGACGGTGCGGGGCAGGCTCATACCTTGAACCCCTTCCCACCATGCGCCCGTGAAAGCGCGTTCAACTTCTCTTGGATACGACGTGCAGCACCGAGCGGATCAGAGTCGCCCTGCACGGTGATCTGCACAACAGTGCTACCGCCACCCATCGACCCGGCGCCGGCAGACGCCAACGTGCGGGCCTGCGGGTTGCTGAGCATGTGACCAGACACGCTCGGGAAGAACGGCTCCGGGCCATCCTCACCCACCCAGTACGGCTGGCCGGCCTTGATCGGGCCACCACGACGGCGGGCCGTGAACTTCATCGTGCCGCTACCAATGATCTTGTAGACGATCTGGTCGTGTGCCTTGTCCATCGTGACCGCAGACGAAATCTGGGCGTGGAACTTCTGCCGCTGCAACGCCTCCAGCTTCCGCTTGAGCGCATCAACCTGCTTGCCGTCACCCTTCGCGGTGGCGGTCACAATCTTGCCCTTCAAGCCCTTGATCTTGTTGTCGATCGCGGCCACGTTCGCGCGCGCCTTGTCCGTCGCAACATCAACCACGGGCGTCACCACGGGCGGGATATCCTGCAGGCTGTTGACCCAGTCCTTGGTGGCCGTGGCCGCGTTCTGGATGCCTTGGCCGAACTTCTCCATGTCCTTATTGCCAGTCAGCCGACCGGTCGCCTCGATGATGATGCCAATCCCCTTGGCCGTCTCCGCATTCCCGGACACCCAGAACTTGATGACAGGCAGCAGGATCGAGTTCCAGAAGCCGCGCATCATGTTCCCGAGCCCATCGAAAGCGCCCTGGTTGTCCTTGACGAACTGGGTTACGCCCTGAATGGCGGGCACGAACACGGAGTTGAGGAACTCGGCGCCCTGCGTCAAGATCGGCAGCAACGAGCTGCCGAGGGTCACCTGCAGCCCTTGCATGGCGGCGTCCCATTCGCGCTGCGCCTTCTTGTTGGCCTTGATCGCCTCGAGCTGTTTACCGTTGAGGGTGTTTCCGGTCTTGTCGGACTGAATGCCCAACTCCTTGAGACCTTCGGCGCCCTTGTTCAAGAACGGCAGCAGGGCAGCGCCCGACTTGCCAAACAGCTTCATCGCCAGCGCAGACTTCTCCGCACCGTCAGGCATCTCCTTAAACTTCTCGGCCACCTTCGGCAACAGGTCGGCCATCGGCAACATCTTGCCCTTGGCGTCCGTGTACTTAATGCCGAGCGAACCCAGCGCAGAAGCGTTCATCTTCGACGCCGTCGTCGCGTCGGCCAGCTTGCCCTTGAGATATGACATCTTGTCGGCGTAACCAGCAGAGGACGGGCCGGCAGCCTCAAGCGCCTTGATCTGGCCGCGGATCGTGTCTGCGTGCTGCTGCGCCTTGATCTTGGCGTTCTTGTCAGCCTCAGCCATCTTGACGGTGTTCTTCTCGAACAGGCCCATGGAGCGGGCGCCCGTCGCGGCATCAATGCCGGTCATCTTGAATGCGAACCCGAGCCTGCTTGCATCCTCAGCAGACATGCCGGTCAGCCGGCCGAGCTTGATCGTTTCGGTGCCGACCCGCTTGAATGTGTCTACCGACTCACCACCAAACTTGACCAGGGCGGCAGCAGCAGCGAGCGCACCGGACGCCATGATCCCGCCGAGAGCGAGGCCGGCAATCTTGGCTTTCTTGCCGACCGTGTCGGCGTGCTTCACCGACTGCAGCATGTTCCGGCCGACGGACTGGAACGACTTGTTGGCCCCGGTCGCGTCGCCGATGATCAGCATCTTGATGGTCTTCGTCACGTCAGCCATTGCGCCGGGCCTCCTCAATGCGTCGTCGAGACTCGTCGATCAACTGTTCGAACAGCCGCCACTCCAGCGACTCCCACACTCCCCACGGCGTCAACGACGGCAACAGGCCACACACAGCCAGCACCCACTCGTCGTACACATCCCGAGCCGCCTCAAACCGGGGCGCAACCGGCTGCCCGTCACCCCCTACGCGGGTACGGACGCGGGTCGGGAAGCCGAACCCGCTTTCGCTTTTCCCGAGGGCTTCCGATCTTGCGGGCGCTTCGGGACGGGAATCGGGTCGGCAACCTCTTCGTAGTCCAGTTCGCCGTCATAGAGGGCACGGACCGTATAGGGTGTCTCGGACTTCGCCATGGCTGCCCACACCGCAGCAACCGCGAGATCCCGCTGGTTCTTCTGCTTCGCCAGCCACGCATTCGCGGCCTCGATCGCCGCATCCTGCAGATCCTCGGCGGCCTTCTCGGCGACTGGGGAGAACTCGGGCTGCTCCCACATTCCCGGCTCCGCGGTGCCATTCGCCACGTCGGCAATGACCTTGAAGTATCCGCGCCTCAACTGATCGGCTTTCCACAGCGCATCGCCGAAACAGGTGATGCCATAGCCGTCGACCTCGGCACACTCTATGTCGAACCTGTCAGCCAGCCGGGGAGGAAGCCGGGCCATGTCAACAGACGGCACGTCGTGCGTCTTGACCGGCATTCCACTCTCGTCGCGCTCATCAATGACGCGGATCACAGGGACTCCTTCACTGCCTTGAGTGCTGCATTGGCGATGGTGTTCTGCAACTTGTCGGCGCCCTTGTCGAACTGCTCCAGCGCCGAACCCTGCGGAATAGGCTGACCGCGCCACACGGTGCGGTTACCGAACACGGGGTGACGAACCATCAACCTCAGGTTCATGGACACCGTCTGCCCGTCGCGGCGGAACACCAACTTCGTGTAGTTCGCGCTGCCCCGCAGTTTCGAGCCGAGCCCACCCGCATAGGCCGAGCCGTCCGCCAAGCCAGCAGTCACCTGCTTACCCAGCGGAACAGCCTCAGCCCGGAGTTCCTTCTTCAGCGCCCGCAGAATCTTCGGGGACGACTTCTGCAGGTCCGCGGCAGCCTTCTTGAACTGCTGCGAGTTGACCCTCAGCAGCTCGTTAGCCATGGATCAGACCGTGACGTCACTCGTGCGGGTCACAATCCAGATGGCCTGCGTGGCGGTCAGGTTGTCGAGGATGTCGAACGTGACCTCGATCGTCGGCACATCCTTGCCGTCGGAGTCGGCCAGTTCGCCCGGCTGCGGCTTCATCTCGGAGATGACAACCTGCAGAGTTTCGAGCCCGGTCGACAGGCTGCCGGCGGTGAAGTTCGCCACCAACGTAGATGCCGTGTCGTACAGGATCGCGTCACGCTGCGCCGTGTCGGTGTACTCGAACACCAACTTGACGGTGCCGACGGGCGCGCCCGGCTTCTGCTGCGACTTGCGGGCCGCATTGCCAGCCAGGTAGCGGCCATCGAGCAGCGAGTTGTTGACAGATATCGAACCGCTGCGCACGTTCGCAATCGGGGTGACTGCGGAGGCGAGCGCGGTCGTGGTGGGTGCGGTCACGGTGCCGCTGTACAGGGTGGCGCCCGCGAAGCTGAACAGGTTGCCGCCAGCACTGTAGGTGGGAGCCGTGTAGCCGATGACCACGACGGGCGCCGCGGATGCATAACCGTTGGCGAGCGGCTGCGCGAACGTCAACGTGTACGGGCCGGCGCCAGACACGCCAGTCACGACACGGGTCTCCAGCGCGTTCAGTGTGATCGCAGCACCCACCGGAACGGTAGCGGTGGACGACACCGACGTTGCACCAGCAACACACAGCGCCGACAGGGTGGTTGAGATGTTGGCCGGGGCGGTCGACATGTTGACCGCATCCCAGTTCGACTTGAGGCTGAGCAGTGCGTTGTTGTCGAACGCCAGTTCCCAGTCGGTGCAGGTGCAGCCGAAGTAGGTTTCCGGCTTGACTGTGCCGTCAACCTGCTGGATGGCCTTCTGGATCGTCGCCGACGGCAGCACGGTCGTGGGGCGCGTGTACAAGTTCTGGTACGTGGAGCCCGCCACGAGGGTTGTGGTAACCGCGCCCATGAGCAACTTGAGGTGCAGGCCTTGGCCCTTCGACAGCGGCTCAAGGTCGATCGTGCCCGAACCCCAAGCGTTCGCGTCCGCACGACGGCCAGAGCGGGCGAACTGCCCACCGACACGCATCCCGGCACCCTGCAGCCGGTTGATGTTCCAGGTGAACTTCGACGAACCCAGTGTCTCCAGCGGATGGTCGGGCGCCTTCGGGGTGCCAAACGCGACGGTCTCTTCTGCGACTGAGAAGGTAACGGCATCCTGTACGGCCATGACTACTCACCATCCTTCGGGGTTGCGGACGCCTTCGCGGCCTTGATTGCGGGGGCGTCGGCGGCCTCCCAGTGGAGCGGCTGGAACAGCAGGTCGAAAGCCTGCTCATCGGTGACCTCGATCACGGCGCCGGCCTCAACGGAACGGCCGAGCAGCGGCGAGTCCACATCCCCGAAGGGTGAGACGTTCTTGATGAGTTTCATTGCGGGCCTTTCAGATCCGGGTATCGACAGTGAGGGTCACGGCAAGGTCGGCGAACCTGCCGATGAACGCGGTGTTTTCGTCATTGGCGGCCTTCGCCTCGGCGAGTTCCCAGCCGGATATCCATGAGTCGCGGCAGATGCCGCCCAACTTCTGGTTACCGAAGATCCGCAGGTAGTCGTCGAGGGCGGCCATCATCGTGAACGCTTCCTCGGTGGCTGCCTGCTGCTCGGTGTGATCGCCAGGGACGTAGACGGACAGGATCACGTCCAGCGCGAAGATCTCGTTACGGGATGCCCTCGTGCCGCCGTTCGTGGGGCGCGTAATCTCGGTAGAGCGGGCGTTCCCGACGGACACAACATGCCGGGGCATGTCGATGCCGGGCGGGCCGTAGTAGGTGGCAGCATCGGGCCAGACCGACCCTGCCAGGGCTACAACGGCAGCCTTGACCTGCGGGGCGCTGCTGCTCATGCGAAGCCGGCCATCGTCAGATAGGGCACGAGGAGATCCATGTCCTCGGAAGTCAGTTGCGCAGGCGCGGAAGTCGGACCACCACCGGGACGCTCAGCGCCCTGGTGGTCGTAGTTCCACAGACGGGCAAGGATGCGCTTAGCAACCAGCACGACAGTCACCGGAACGCTGGCCGGAATGGTGTGGCCGGCTTCGATGATCTCGGTGACGGACGGAATGTAGGTGGCGGTCAGGTCTGCCTCGTCTGCAGTGTGGGTGGCTGCCTGCCATCCGAGCGCGGAACGTGCTTGTGCCAAGGTCAGGATGTCGGCCATCAGTCCGCCTTTCCGCGAATCTGCAACTGCTCCATGAACAGTTCCTCGGTGAGTAGGTGCGACTTGTGGTGGCCGACCTTCGCGCCCGTGTGAACGTAGATCGGGAAGCCGAGAATCCCGGCCCGAATGCAGAACGTCAGATCCTCACCAACCGGTGCACCGTTGCCGCTGGACTCTTGGAAGTAGGGGAACGCCTTGTCGAACTGCTTGGCCTGCATGGCTTCGAGGACGCGGCGGTGGATCAGCATGAACGCGGCACCTGTCGCGGCGCACTGCATGACGGTGTCCGCCGGGTAGTCACGGATGCGGACGGTGGTCAGGTTCCCGTCGATCTGCGCCCACTGGTAGATGGTGGGGAACAGCCCAGCCTTCGACATTCCGAAGCACAGGCCGCCGACGATCGGGCGGGTTTCCGGGTCGGCCGCGGCCAGCAGCATGTCGATTGCTTCCGGCTCCCACTGCATGTCGGCATCGACCCACAGCAGCCAGTCACCGTCGGGCTGGTCAAGGAAGCGCTGGGTGACCGTGTTGCGGGACGACGATACGTTCGCCGAACTCCATTCCTGCATGATGTTGACGATCCGGCGGGGACGTTGGCCGGCGAGCTCGTAGGCCACATCCTGCAGGGTCGACATCAGCATGGACTCGAGGAAGTAGCTGGATACTTCGCCGGGGTGAATGTAGGCGAGCACCACACCCTCATGGCGGGCGGGGGTCTTGGCGGCGGCGGGCTTGCGACGGTTGCTCATGGTTCCCTCTGCTGTTGTGTTCTCTGCTGGCAGGGTGGGCGAAGGCCCGCGCCACAGAGGAGCGCGGGCCTTCTTGGCGGGTGCTTAGGCCGCCAGCCCTGGAGAGGTCAGGCCTTGAGGAAGCGGAACGCGTTCACGTCCGCTACGTCGGCGCCGACCCGCTTGGTCGCAACCAGGCCACGCTGCCCGAGCGGGAGCCCGGAAGCGTTGAACACCTGCGGGATGAACTCGAGGCTCACACCGAGGCGGTCGTAGATGACGTACTTGGAGAAGTCCCCAAGAACCATCATGATGTTGCCGGAAGTGGTCGCGGCGACCATGTCGGACGAGGACTTCCACGGCGACCCCAGAAGGGTGTTCGGCTCGAGCATGTTCGTCAGCGCAGCACCAGCGGTGCCGAAGGTCTGCTGACGGATCGTGTTCAGGGTCGCCTTGTTGCCGATCCAGGTTGCGTTGTCCTCGTAGCGGGGGCTGACGCTGTTGAGCAGCGCGAACGTGTCGACCGCAGATGCGGAGGAGAACGTGCCACGCGTGGTGGCAGTCACCGTCGAGCCGGCAGTTGCCGAGATCGCGGTCACAACACCCTTGGGGGCAGCAGAACCGGAACCCGAAACGAACGCGGTCTGCTCGGCGTAGTCGATCGACTCACCGATCAGGCCCGGAAGCTGGTTCATCAGATCCGAGTCGGCGAAGATCTCGTACGAGCCGGTAACGTAGGCGGTCAGGGCGCCGGCGGTGATCGTGATGCCACCCGTGGTGGGGCTGCCGTCGGTGAAGGCGGAACCCTCAGCCTTCCAGTACGTGGTCACGTTGGAAGCGGTGACGCCGTGCCAGATGTTCTGGGTGCCGGTGACAACCTTCGAGATGGCCCGGATCGGGTTCTTAACGGCGGTGCCGGTGTGGATCAGTGTCGGGTCGAGCAGGAACGGAAGCACGTAGCCACCGTTCGCGCTGGTCAGCGACATGGATGCACGGACAGCATCAGCCTCGGCCTGGCTGTACACCGGGGAGCCGGTGGCGGCAAGCCAGGAACGGAACGCCGACAGGTAGTCGGGGCTGGAGGTTGCGAGGGCGAGCTCGGCAGCACCGGGCACGTGGGCAACCATGTCGAGGGCGCCGGCACGGGCAACGTCGGACACATCGAACGGTCCGTCGTAGCGGACGTTCTCCATCGCCCGGCGGGCGTGGTCGATGAGGTCCTTGCCGCGCAGGTTCGAGGTGTCGAACATGTCACGGGTCTGGACCGGGTTGACCTGAACGCTGCCCCAGCGGGCGCGGCGCTCGGCACGCTCAGCAGCCTGACGCTCCTCAGCCTCAATGGCTTCGATCGCCTTGCGGACCTCGGAGGCCTCAGAGTCCAGCTTGTTCCAGCGGGCCTCCTGGTCGTCGTTGAACTTCTCGGCGCCAGCCTCGGCGTCGATTGCGCGCATCTCGGTCTTCTCGATCTCATCGAGCCGAGACCGCAGGATTTCCATGTTAGGCATGGGTTAGTTCCTTTCGGTCAAGTTGGGGTACAGACGCTGACGGCGTTCGCCGGGCGTCATGCCCTCCGAGTGCCTAACGGGCGGCTCGATCGGTGCGGTTTCTGCGGCTACCACAGGTTCTGCAGTGCTGGCCGGCGGCTGCTCTGAACGGTGGAGTGCAAGCTGGGTGGCGCGGGAACGCAACGTGTCGACCCTCTCGGGGTCGTGGCTGCGCATCTCCGCATAGAACTCGTCGGTCATGGAACGTGCCGACGCGGTGGACTCAGGGCTGGCCGGGAACGTGACAGGGCCAAACTCGAACAGCATCACCTCGCGGATCGTCCGCTCAGGGAGTGCCTTCGGGTTGTACGCCGACACCTTCGGCTGGTCATTCCATTCGTCCTTCACGACCCGCATCCGCATCGACGACCCATACACACCAGCCTTCAAGCCGGGTATCAGATCCTCGTTGTAGGAGGTATCGAACATGTCGACGATTCCAACCGGGGAGTCAGGATCTTCGCGCAGGTCCGTGATCGAGCCGAGCACCTTGTTGCCGATCGTCGGATCGAAGCCATGATCGAACAGCACCTTGATCTGGTCGCGCCGCTCAACGATCGTCTTCTTGAACGCACCCGGCATGGTGCGCTCCATGAAGTTGCCTTCCCAGCCCGAGCAGATCTCATACCAGGAGTCGAACTTGGAGAAGCGGACCTCGAGTGTCGGGGGCGTCGGCTCATCAGCCTCGGCAGCCATGGCGCGGACGGTCGTCGCGACGGCCCGCACGACCTCAAGGTTAGGCAGCGTTTCCATTGGGTGCCCCCTGGGGGTTGGTGGTGGCGGTGGCAGGCTTGCGGTCGTTGATGCCATCGACCGGCGGCAGGTCTTCGATTTCGCGAACCTCGGACGGCAGCATCCATCCGCCGTCTAGGGCGAGCTTGTGTGCCGTGTAGCGCTGCAATGTGGTGGCCTCAAGCAAGGCCTCACGGTTGAGCTTCACGACCTGCGTGGATGGCGGCAGGAGTTCGGTCAGGATGCGCTCAGCACGACGCACCCACTTGTTCATCGACAGGACCAGCAGGTCTTGCCGGCGGTCGACCACGTTCGCGTACGTCATGGACCCGCCAGTTTCGTAACCCATGATCTCGGCGAACCCAGGCCCGAACATGCGAGCACACTGCGCCTCCGAGAATCGCTGCGTTGCGAGGAACTGCGACTCCTCCGCGGTCACCTGAATCGGCTTGTATTCCCAACCCTTGCCGATCACGAGCGGTTCACGGCTGCCCTGCATGGCCGTGTTGAACAGCGCCTTAGCTGCGGCCGCCTGCGTCGAATCGATCTCGGCCTGATTCACCAACATGCCGGACGGGTGCGCCCCATCCTCGAACCACTGCTTGCCGTAACGGGCAGCGGACAACGTGGTGCCGATCGAGACGGCGTGCGCCTGCACGACAGACAGCCCGAGCTCGCGGCCAGCGATCGGGTTCGCACGCCAATGCTTGAACTGGCGAAGGAACTCGCCCTCCACCTTCACGCCACGCACATACCAGTCGAACGCCTTGCCAGTGGGAACAAGGGTGACGTCGTCAGGGTTCAGCAGGTCGACAGTCTTCGCGCGGCCCAGTGAATCCCAAGAGTTCTCGAAGCCGTAGCAGTTGCCGCGCAACGCCTCGGCCATGATGACCCGGTACAGCCAATCCTCACGCCCACGCCCATCGCCGCCAGGATCAAGGATGTTGTCAGGGGTGGAGCCCTTGCGCTTCGAGCCGTTGGCGAAGATCTCGGCCGGCAGCTCAGAAGTCAGGGAAGCGATCAGGTCCGCAGTCGACCGGACGGCCACGGACTGCAGCGACGTGTCACCGCTGGCCGCATCGATCGTGGCAAAGTTGCCCGAGTTGAGGTACGACGCGAACTGATACTGCGGCGCCGGGAACACTGCACGGTCCTCGGGCTGGGGGCGACGGAACAAGCTCATCGGCCGTCACCACCCTTCGATTTCACAGGCCGGTCAACCAGCCAGAACAAGGCGAGCACTGCAGCGCCGCCAACGATCAAGGCCCACGGGCCGAACAGCAGGAACCCGCCGAGAATCATCACGGCCAGGGCCAAGGCCTCGAGAACTTCGCGGATCACGCCGGCCCCCCTAGAAGATGTTCGACATCGGGTTGTAGGTGCCGGTCTGAGAGGCGGCAACAGCCACGGTCGCGGCCACCAGCAGGGTGATGTCAGCCGACGAGCGCACCCGGCCCCACGTCCACAGGCCCTCATCGCCAGCGACACGCTTCGCGCCCACAGTCACGGCGCCATCGAGCTCCGTCTGGCCGCGGTGCGCAATCCTCTTCGTGGCAACAGCAGCAGCGAAGTTGACACACGCCTTCGCATAGTCGGCGCGGGGCATCACATGAACCATGCAGCCGCCATCCTCAAGCCGCTTCCGCAACGTCTCCGCAGCAGACCCGGCAGCCATCCACACGGACGCCCTGTGGGACGTGAGCAGTTCGACAGCCCACTCCGTACCCTCGCGGTAATCGATCAGGGTCGCACCATCTGATGTCACCTCGACACCCGTGCGTCCGTCGCCCACATCGCCGGCCGCAACGATGCCGGAGAACGTCAGCATCGGGGACACATCTAGGGCAATGCTCGGCTTGCCGGTGATCGTCAGCGTCTCGGCGCTGCACGACTTCCAAGCCTCGAGCGAGATCACAGCGTCGATCGCGTGCCCCTCATCCCACCAGCCGCCACGTTCCCGCAGGTAGCCTTCCGGGGACAGGTTGCGCCGCTCACCATTCACGACGGCCATCTGCAGACGGATGCCCAACGCAGGGTTGGACGCGTGCAGTTCCTTCGGGTCGGCCATGTCAGCCAGCGGGCCAGAGACGGACCACTCGTGCCAGCACTCGCGCTTGACCTTCGCCAGCGCCTCACGGCGAATGCGGCGGAACACCTCGCCAGCAACCTTCGGGCCGGGCGGCGTGCCCGTGAAAATCCACTGCGGATTACCCAAGGGTGCTGCCGACGTCGTCGGCAACAGGGCCTCGAGCTCGTCCTCGCTGAGGTGTTGCGCCTCATCGCAGACCAGCACGTCAACCGTAAAGCCACGACCCGAACCCTTAGACCGGGCAATGAACTCGACCGAGCCGCCATTGCTCAGGAAGATCGCTTCCTGCCCATTCGTCGAACGGACATCAGTAACCAACGCATTCAACTCAGGGAACTTGGCGCCCGGATCGTTACGCTGCTCACCGAAGAAATACTTCAGCCGCTTGAACGCCTTACGCGCAGTCTTGACCTCGTGCGCGGTGTGCAGGATCTTCTCACCCAACAGCACCATGCCGAACAGTTCACGGATCTCGATGACGCCGTTCTTGCCATTCTGCCGAGGCACCGACAAGCCCGCGGTGAGGCACAGCCAGCGGGCACCCTTACGGGCCAGCCAGTCGTCCAGAATGAGTCGCTGCCACGGGTCCGCATTCAGACCAAACGCAGCAGCGAACTCGGCAGCCTCCAGGCCGAACGAATCGTCCCACCTAGGGACGAGCCGCAGCCTAGGAGTTTGCGCCAGCTCGGTTAGCGAGACGGGCCGCGAAGTCGACAACGACCCCCACCGCCTTCCCAGCAGCCGGCGCATCAACGCCCTCAAGTTCAGCAATCTGCTTCACCGTGTCAGCGAGCAGCCGCCCCATCACCGAGTAGTTCTGGTCCGAAGTGCAGACCGCCATGCGTGCCAAAAGCCCCTCGCGGAGGTCGCGTAAGTCATCAATGCGGGTCATGGGCACCTCCCAGCATTTAACCATTTCAGCGCTAGTCACTCCGCAAGGCCGGGGGGTGGGTCGGGGGGGTACAACAGAGGCGGGCCGGTCTTCTCGATCCTCCAGCCCCAAGAAACGCTCTGACTAGGCCTTACGCACTCGCTTGCGCCCATGTGATGGGCCTCGTGGGGTGGTATGCACACCCACCGCCCCCGCGCGCGTCGCTAGGTTATTCATCATTCGCGCAGGCCAGTTATTCATCATTCGGTCATGGCCCACCAGTTACGTGTGGCTTTGGCTGGGTTGAGCAGTCCATGTGCGGACTTGCCCGCTGCGCTGAGGTTGCACAGTGCATGTTCGGGTCCGCGTGTGATGCTGCGATCGAAGTCGTCATGCCCCAGGTGCCACTCATTGCCGCCGGGTATGCGTTCACCGCAACGCCAGCAGGTTAGGTATCCATCGCGCGCCATCTGCTTGGCGAGTGCTGCCCTGCGTTGTGGGTGCCCGTCTGCCCACGTGTAGCCAGCGTCTGCCATGTTGTTGTTCCTCCACCCCGCGCCGTGCCCGCCCTTGCTCCAGTACCTGTATCCAGGTCAGCCACCCATGGGCCGTGAGGGTTGTGTGTGCGGAGACTGCGAGGTGGAGGAAGTCTTGTGCGGGGCAGGCTCAAACCCTGCCCCGAGTGTTCGTTAGATGGTTGATGTAATCCGTTATTCGGATGTCACGACACGCCCATGATCGGTAGCGTTGTTGACGAGCCGTATACAGATGCGCCGATCTGTATACGTTCAGTCACACGCCGCGGGTGTTGGCGGCGCGGTGGTGCATCCCGGTCTTGACGTTGGCGCCACAGACCGAGCAACGATAGAGGCGATAGGTAATGACGACGGCGAGGGTGTAGCCGTTGGCTGCCATTTCGGGCTGCCAGCATCGGTTGCATACGGGCTTGTCGTCTGCGTTGCCGTTGACGTTGTGTGGGTGGTTCTTGATCCAGGGCCGCAGGTAGTCGTACAGCGCTTCGGTGGCGTGGATGTCGCCAATGTTGTAGGCTTCGATGTTGGCCTGTGCTTCGATGTCGCCGGCTACGGCTGCGTCGGCTACCGCGATCGAGTAGTGGCCGTCCTTGGCTGTGATCCCGAGCCGTTTGCAGAGTGAGTCCATCGTGTTTGACTCGTAGCCGAACTCGGCCCATGCGACCTTGAGTGTGTCGACAACCCTGTAGGGCGACGGGGGCGGGTATCCGAGCTCGTTCCATGCCGCATTCAGGTGCTTACGGTCGAAGCGTTGCATGTTGTGACCGACCACAATCTGCGCCTGGTCGAACATCTTCCATGCCCGTTGCATGAAGCGGACGTATCCGCCCTTCTGCCATTCAGCAACGAACGTCACCTTGGGGTCGCCGTACCATTTGGCTGCCATGCACACGGTTCGGGGCCAGGACACGACATCGTCGGGCTTGATGCGCTGCGTGTACTTGATGTCGCCCATGTCCCAGAACTTTTTGCGGATCAGGGCTTCACCTTGCACGCGTTCGGTGTCGGCGATCAGTACGCCTTGCCCTACGAGTGCGGGGACGGTGGTGGGTTTGGCTGCCGTCATGCGCTCAAGGTCGTCGAATGTGGTCATGCGGCTACTAGTCGGTAGTAGTCGAGGCCCATGGTGCATTTGCCGTTGCGGTGTCTGCTGACGGCGTTGCGTGAGGTGGGTTGTCCGGCGGCCGTAATGGCTTCGGCGATTGCTTGGGAGGTGACGCGCACGTCTGCGAGGAAGCGATCGAGCCGTCCGGCGTCGTCGTCTGGCAGGGTGTCGAGTGCGGTACAGACCTTGCAGACGGTGGTGAGCGGCACGTGTTTCGCCTTTCGGGTGAAGGCTCAGGGCTGCATCGGGCAAGCAAGAAGCCCGGTGGCTTCACGCCTTCCGGGCTTCCGTGGAGATGGCACAGCGTCTCCGCTAGGAACGATAGCACGTCCCTATCGTCTCATTCAAGGGCGCCACGCAGTTGCACCCATCTGCACCACGCGCGAATCGAGCCCTTCTTCGATTTGCTTGTTGTTCAGTGGTGAACATGGCGATCACGTGGTAATCGGAATAGCTGCCCGAACTGATTGCCCAAACCATGCTCATGCCCGTACCTTCCTTGTTCGTTCTTGCACTGTCCGCACGTCTGACACTAGCCACACGTCTTCCTGCCCGCGACGACCAACCGGCGTGAGTGCATTGGCGGCTTTCATTTTCCGCATCCACCGTGTCGAGCAGCCGAGATGTTCAGCAATCTCGGTGGTCGTCATTTCTTGCAGCCGGCCCATGCGCGCAATCTCGGCGTGGTGCATGATCGAATGCCCGGCCTCGCATCGGTAGTAGGCGGCTGGTCCGCCGGCTACTTCGGCCATGGGGTGCACGGTTTCGCGGCATTGTGGGCAGACGAGCCGCAACGGTGGTGGTGTTCGGGCCGCCCTGGTGAGTTCGCGGTACACGCCCGTGATCTCGTGCGTGACGTCCTCGGCCCAACCCTGCCGCTGCCACCAGTCGGCGGTCCCGATCAGCCAGTCACACTCCGACACCCAGCATGCCGGGTTGGTCAGCTCGGGCCACGTGAGCCCTTCGTCGCGTAGTTCTTCGGCGACCATCCGCACACACATGCTGAGTCGTGCGAGCTGGCCGTGTTCGTCGGGTCTGAGCGCATCCCACGCGGTCAGGTCGAGCGGCACCTGATGCACGTTGCTGCTGCGGCCGCCCACCTGCTCGCCTGCCGGGTTCGGGTGTCCCCACGTCAGGAACACCTCGGCTGCGAGGTCGGGCAGGGCCTTGAGCATGTCGGTTGGGCGCATCATGCCGTCCGCCTCACAATCTCGCGCTCGAGGTACCAGACGGCCTTGCGCAGATCCTCCACGGCGTCCGTCTTGAGGTCCGCCCGCCAGATGTACTTGACCGCGTTGCCGAGACAGAAGCCCATGCGTCTAGGTGGGTTGAGTGCTCGCGGCCATACTCGTCGACGATTGCGAGATCGCATGACGGGTGCGCCGAGAGGAAGCAGACGGTGTTGCGGTGGAAGTGATCGGCAGGATGGAAGTCGTCGGCCTCCCAAGCCTTGACGATCTGCTCACGGTTGGCGATGTCGAGGCGGATCTGGGTTAGGTCGCTGAGGTGCTGGCCCGACTCCCCCTCCGCAATGATCCCCGGAGTGTGATCTAGGCATTCGAGGTACAGGAACGTGCTCACTTGGGTTGCTCCCATCGTCCAGGGGTTGGGTCTTGTCGGGGCATGGTGGGTTCGGAGGAGAACGCGGCCTTGAGTCGGTTGGCTGCGTCCTCGGAGAGCACCCCTGTGTACTTGAGGATCCCGTTGGGGAGCATCAAC